GCTCGTCGTTCAGTCGTTACACTGCCACTAAGCCCGTGGTTTGGTTTACCAACTGTTAAGTTCACTCAACCTTCTCCGGGGGACCAGCCATAGGATCTGCTCGGTCAGGGAAGGCATATCCCCTATCCGATCTTACGAGACATGGAAGTTGCTACTACGCCGGTGGAACGGCGCACATCCAACGCATGATTTAGGTACCTAATAAAAGGCTCACACCGACGCCCTTATTAACTATAGGCGGATCAGTCCACGACCATGACCAAATGCATATTCGGCCTCGGGCCCTCATAATGGGGTCTGTACCGTCACATATGGTGTTCATGGTGGCATAAGTTTGAGGGCTTGCCAGGGCCTCACGGTCGGGCACGACCATACCAACCCCTTGGGGATGCGCCAGCGCACTTTGAAAATTGAGAGAGTTAGCCCAGCCAGCATCACCACGTGGAGGTTCTCTTAGATGCCAAAGCCCCTAGGGCAAAGAGTGTGATAAGTAAGTTACAAAACAAAGAAGGAGTAAAGTGGAAGAAGAAAGGGGGGAGTCCAAAGAGGCCCCGCTCAAGACCACGGAGAGACATCGACGTCCGGGACAGCCACAGGATCATAAGGCAAAGGAGGAATCGCCACGGCCGCGGCATGAGCAGCCTCGACTGGATCGGTGACGAGATTCCCTTGAGATTGGGGGATACCCACATCAGTCCCGGGACCTGGCAAAGGGAGACCATGATAATTGTAGTGCCCGCGACCAAAACGACGTTCAAGGTAAAGGAGGACCTCAGGAGCCCTTTCAGACCTCGGAAAGGACGGCCGTGGGAGGAGAGTTCCATTACTATTGAGTCGGCAGACGAGGCCGAAATGGATCCACAAGGCGTCGCGGATGATGTCATAACCAAAGTTAGACATCTGGGGTGAAGGCCCCGTTTGGATACGGAGAAGATGGTCCACCGCAAGATCCCTTGTCATGTTCGCTCGAAGATGCGTCCAGACCAGACCACGAAAACACTCAACACCACAAAGATCGGAGGCCCCCGAAACGTTCACCCTAGAATGGGGAGCAGGGAGGGGGGCCAAGAAATCTTGGTCGGTCGGGAGCGATTCATCAGCGTCGGCGGCGTAGAAGACATCATCGCCGAACTCCGCTTCGTCATCAAGGTCCAAAGCTTCGAAAGCTTCGAGATCGCGGATCCCAGTCTCGAACATGGGAGCCACGTCCTTATCCAAATCCCCGAACATGAACGTGTCCGGGTGGGATCCGATTAGAGGAGCGGCATTTCCGACGTAAGTTTCCCAAGACATGAGTTCTCCAGAGTCCTCGATAATATCCAGGTAAGCATTGTAAGCCCGAAGGAAACGACTATAAGTCCAACCGGGGGTGGCCTCGAAGAGTGGGAAGGCCGTGATAACGTCATCCTCAAGCGAGCCCCGAATCTCGGCCGGAAAGAAATTGGCGGCGTAAGAAAGGGCGACGGGGAACGCACCAATGTAATCGAAGGGTTGGAAGGAAACAGGCTCAACAACACGATCCATGACCTTGTATAAATGGAAATACCCATCACAAGTGCGACCAGTCCGGCCACGCCTCTGAAGGAGCTGAGACTCAGTGAGCTTCGTTGAATAGACGCGGACCGAGTTATCACGGCCACTGTCTACACGAGACTCATAGTCGGACTCCTGAGTGTGGTCGACCATATCGAGCGTGACACGGACATCATAATCCATCGAGAATACATGGGAGACATCTGGAAGCGTTAGGCCGGCGTCGGAGACGTTCGTCGAAATGAAAACCGAAGCCTCCCGGTCAAAATCCTTGTGCTTGCTCGAGATGATGGTGGCCGTCCCAGGCGCTAAACGATCACGAAGCTTGTGAGCCATCTTGAGGTTTGGGACGAAGACAAGAGTCTTCTCGACTCCAAGACGCCCTTTCAGGAATTTGGTGACTTGGTCGCGATAGTTCTTGGGAGACCGCACCACATTCGTTATGGTCTGAAGGGTGAACTGGCTTATGGCCGGAATATGGACAACGTCGTAATCAAGATGTGCAGGTGGGGTGGCGCTCACGAAGATGACTCGTTGGTTGGAGCGCTTAAGCCATTCGATCATGGTGTTGTAAGCGGGCTCATCAATATGGGCTTCGTCGCACACGAAAACTGAGCCTGGAAGGCGAAGGTTCGGAGAAGCCATGAATGACTGAACCGTGGAATAGATGACCGGTTCGTCGCCACGAGGCTTGAAACCCTCAGTCGCCAGGCCAATCCGAAGACGATGCCCAAACACTTCCCGCATGTAACGTCCGACCTCACGAACCAGAATGGCCCTCGGGAGAATGACGATGACCCTTCGACGGACGGCTTCGGAGATCCTGATAACCATCCGGGTTGACTTGCCGGTTCCTGTCGGGGCGCTTAGAACGAAGCTTTGTTCCGGGTCCACAGACAACAATCGGAGACGAGCATCAAGCGGTTGGAAGTCGATGGAGCCAGAAGGGGAGATCCACCTGAAGAAACGGGTAAAGAGATCGGCCGCGAACCAAGAAGGCGAAGGAGGGTTCCACAGAACGGGAGTGACCCACGGAACATCGAAATCCAAGAATGACAGGAGGAAGACAAGAATGGTCTCAAAGATATGGACGTCGAGTTCAACCACGACCTGAGTGATGTGCCCGGTGAGCATGAACCAAAAGTTGACAAAGAAGGAGTCGAAGAACCGGAACAAGTCAAAGAAGGAGGGCGAACGCCCCTTACGACGGAAGATGGAAGAATAAGCCATGAAGATCCAGTGCCGAACAAGGAGAGAAGAGAAAGGGACATCGACCACCTGAAGACTATCGGACCGAAGGAAGGAATAAGGACCTTTAGAGAGGAGCGTCCTAACCACGGTTGGGTCATTGGTGATGCCTCCACCTTGAGCGATCAGAGCGAGGGGCCATGAGAGGCGAGCCGCAAGTTTAAGTTGCAGCCAATCAGCCCAAGACAAATTCTTGTATCGGGGCGACAAGAAGGTCGGAAAGTCCGCGACCCACCTGACAAGGACCCCCCACACGTCTTGATCGTCGATGATCTCGAAACCGACCTGTGACTCATCAAGGTCTTCTTCTTCCTCCGGAGAAAGTGGGGTGCCGACGTGGACGGAACCAGAATACCATTGGCGAAGGACATCGTTATAAGACTTGGCCGGACGGATATTCTTCTCTTTGATGCCACGCGCCAACCAGGCCGCTTTGTTATCCTGAAGCATGTTCGCAGCTTTCTTTGAAAGGACCTTGTAGATAAGCTGATGATGGGCCGTAAGGTCGATATAAGCCAAAAGGACTTGATACGAACGGTAAGTGTCCGAAACCGAGCGCGCTAGGACCTCACCCTTCAACTTCTTGGTCAGACGTTCAGGGTCATGGCAGGTGGCGAAATTCAAAGGGATCTTGATACCAGCTTCGTCGAGCTCGAGACGGATTTCGGACGTGATCGGCAAGGGAACCTTGGCAAGGAAAGAAAACTTCCCCTCCACCCAACCTCCAGGGGGCGGAGTGGCAGCGACAGTCGGAAGGCTGGTGACGCCTGGCGCCTCGTCTCGCATCTGGGTGCCAAGGCGCGCCATCGCGCGCATGGCGGTCTCGGGACTCCAACCAAACACACGATCGTACCCCAGCACATGATCGTCACCAAAATTCGCGAGTGTGTTATACTTGTAGAAGTCGCGGGAAGGCAACCCAGTGACAACACGCCACGCAAACAGGTAATTGATGATCAAAGCCAGAGAATTGTCCGTCGACGTGGATGAGTGTCCGGTGGTGAAGCCCTGCCCCTTACCAAAGATGTCACCAAAATTCTTGAACCCCATTGGCTGAGTGAGGAGCTTGTCATAGGCGACGTCGATGAGTTCGCAAATCCGGTCCTGGTCCTTGTGGCCTTCAAATCCGCGTTGTCGCAAGCGTTTGACCATTTCGAGTATGGGAGGAGCTTGAGTCGAATCAAAGGCGGTCATATCCCCAGCGAATACAGCATCATGTCCCATCAAAGATGTCCAAAGACGGTTCAGCGTGACACCGTTGGAAGGCATACCGACTTTCATCGGAGTGCTCCAAAGGTGATAATTGTGGTTAGGCTGATAGTTGAAAACCGTGGTAAGGACATGATGAGCAAAAGGGGAGCCGATAATGGTCCTCACAGATCTCGAAAAGGCCTTCTTAAGCTTAAGGTTCTCCATCTTGGTGAAGACCGGGGACGGTTGGTCAAGGGTCGCCGAAACTTTGAAGACATCCTTCCAAAACTGGACGAAGGCACCATCCCCTCCCATGCCCTTGATGATCTGACGGCGGGAGAGCTGCCGGATGGTACCATCCTTATGGAAAACACCAAAACCAAATCCCATATTGTACTTCTTTACCCAACGTTGGAAGATCAGTTCGGGGGGAGTCAGCTTCGAGCTAGCGAATTGGATCTTGACACCTTCCCAAAGGCCGTCGAGGACATCGTCAAAGTCATGCTTCTCAAGAGTGGTCTTGTGGTTCCCGGTCCAATAACGAGCGGTGGACCTAATCTCTTCCCAGAGGCCAGTGAAGGTGGAACTATGGCGGTTGCCAATCCATTCTGGACGAAAGTCCAGAGGGGACCAAGAATGGTAAGCGGTCTTGAGAGCACGGAAACCGAGGCGATAGTTCGACGACCCAAGGAACCACTGGAGCAAATCGGCATGCTCAGCAAGGTAGGTGGCTTCAGCCTCATCTCCTAAAGAATCAACAAACCCTGGAAGGGCGCTAAGACCAAGGCCGGCAAGGTCCTGGTAGGTACGGGAGATGGAGGCGACGGTCGGAGCCTTATACTGAGCGGAAATAAACTCCGGAAGCCTGAAGTCGTTCAAGGCGGTAACCGTTCGGAGAGTCCATTTCCTCAACAAGTTGGGAGTCTTGATGAGGAAAACGGAACTCAGGTCGCCAGACCGACCACCTCGGAGGGCCCCATGGTCAACCGTGACTTCCGTGATGTCATCAACCTCTTCGTCAGGTAACGCCAAGAAGTTCCAGAACCCGACGGGGACGATCTTCACGAGTTTGAAGATCCCACGGACAATCCCAAAGAAGTTCGACCGGTCCAACTTGATGACCAAGTAGGTGAAGGTAGTGGCAAAGAGGTCGATGATCTCATCCGGGATCATGAAAGGGATAAGAGACCAAGCCAGGGCACGGACCACCAACGCCGGAAGGTAAAAGACGCGAAGGAAAACCCTCCCGAGGTTCTGGACGATGGTCGAAAGAAGAAATAAGAAAAGAAAGAGGAGTTGGTAAAGGAAAATAGGGATCGTGGTAACCAAAGACTCCTGGAATAAAACATTCAAATGATTGTCGTCGAGGGTTGTCGGGTCGGTCCTGATGGTATACGTGAACTGCCCTAGTCGCGTCTGGACGCAAAGGTCAAAGGCCGGATTGAAAAGGTCGTTGGCCATGAGGAAGACGTTGCACACGGACACCTTAAGAGCCCTCGGAAAAGACAAAAGGAACTCGGTCACGTAACGGGTGGACCAAGTAGACCCGAGAAGATGGAAAGGGTAACGAATGACAATCATCAGGATGTACATATGGGTCTGCCCCCGGAAGAAAAGAATGGAAGCGATCAAGAACATAAAGGAGAAGAGAAGGGGTATGAACGTGATCCAAAGGATCAAGAGGCGTGGCACCAAGACCATGGCGCAAAAGATGTCCAAGGCCAGGAAGACCCGGAAACGTGACCACCGGGAAGGGGCGGCGACCCACCTCCTCTTAGGTTCGGCGGGTGTCAAATTCCCGAGGATGTTCATGACCAACTCCAAGGGCAACCGAGCCATGAAGGTGCTCAGACGGATGAACCTGACCATAGCCGGAAGGGCCGAAAACGCGGAAGCGGCGGAGGCCAAGGGGTCACGGATGAACATGCGGAACCGAAAATAAAAGGGGGTCGCGAAAACCCCAAGGTCGGTCAAAGCCTGGGGGTGAGCGCCTGTAGAAAAGTAGTATAAAATAGAAACAAAAGAAAGGACGAACTGCAAGTTCATGAAAATGATCAAAGGAAAAGACACCAAGAAAGCCGTGAACAACAAGGTGATCGGGTACCCGACAAGGAAACCAGAAAACAAGAATAACCCGAACAAATTGGCAAAACACCAAACGAAAACCCAATAAATCCCGATAAAAGAAAATAAACGGGCGAGGGCGTTGACAAAGGTCGGGGAATCGACCCAGTCCAGGAGGCGATGGACCAATGCAGGGATGGTCCGAGCGAAGTATGCACCAGAGCATAGTCTGAAGATGGCGTCGGCCTGCAATGGGCCGAGGAGGAAACCCGGGAGGTAAGGCCCAGATAACTGCAAGAAGGAGGCGATCACAAGCCCACCGACGCCTGCATACGGAGAGAACATCACCCCGGCGAGGGTGACGAACATGGTAAGAGAAGAAATGCCCGAGACCCAATACGGAAGGGTCGCGGACAAAACCTCGGCGATGGTGGTATACTGCAACGCCAAGGAGAACGAGAAGAAGAGCACTCGATAAAGGAACAAAGACATCGGGGGGTCGTTCTTATGGGTAGACGCCGAGTCAAAGGTCGGAGACGAGGAAGTTTGTTTTGTAGGGTTCGGGCTGGCTACAGCTTAACACGGGGGTGAGATCTCTGAAAGTAACTGCCAACTGGCAACCTCACGAATTATCCACAAGCCTTCAAGCAACCTTTACGGATGCTATCTATCTCAAGTGGTGCGCTTTGGTTGTGAATCCGGTCGCAGAAAGCCAATCAAGACTTCTGTGAAGAAAGTTTTATGACCGCCTTTTCAAAGGGCGGAAAGGTTAAGCACAAAGTGCCGCTCCGACGCGCAGCGTTTCGGCCTCCGGTAGGCCTCCTCAGGGAGTACACGGATATTGAATTGAATAAGAGCAATTCGCTTCTTCCTCAGGAAGAACAAGCAGACATTCGTCTGATCAAGCTAATGTGGGATTGGAAATCCACCTGAGGCAAACTCTTATAAATATGATCGTTGGAAACAACATCCATGGCAAGCACATGTAAATGCGAGCAAAGCAAAGTAGGCTAACAAGGCCGATGATCTAGAGCACCTGCATCCAGCAG